ATGATGGTATGGGCAGAGCGGTATAACAGGGGCATCACTTCGTCTACCAGTTCTTCTAATGTGATGCAGTTCTGCTGGCGTTCCCTCATTGCCTTGATGCCGACATAGTGAGCATCCCAATTCAGCAATTTTTCTGTATTTTTCTTTTTCACTTTTAGTGGCCATTTATATGATCTACGGTCATCTGTTCTAACTTTTCTGCGGATTCAGCAATATCTACGCTGATCTCTAACATTTGGGTTAAATCGTTGCGCCTTAAAGCATCATCGTACATTTTAGATAGTAGTTTAAGAATAAGGAATTCTTCGGTTATTTTTAATTGTGTCATTTTAGGATTCTATCTTGGTTGCGGTTTGATACTTCTAAAGTTTGCCATGTAGCGTGTCTAAGTCTTGCAGCTTCTAGTTCCCATTTTAGCTTTTCAGCGTTTTCCGTAGCTGCTCCAATCGCTTTACATAAATTTTGATAATCTTCGCTTCGATAAGCCTCACGCTCCTGCGCCCCGATAGTTTGTTCGTTAGTTTCAGCCATTTTGATAGCTTTGAGCGAACTTTTATACGCCTCAAGTTGCGCCAATTCACCTTTTGCTTGTGCATATTTACCTGCGTTCTCAAGAATAAAGTCTATACATTTGTTTGGGTCTATCTCTCTTGTCATTTATGCTCCAAAAAGTAGGGTTTGCGTTATAACTTTGCCACCAGCATCGTATTGTTTTGTTTCACCTTTTGGATATGGCAAAACATCATAATTAAGTTTGCGTTGCAACAATTTTTTATCTGTTTTTGTCCCATGAAAGTATATATATCTGTGTTTGGCACTCCTAAATTGCCTTATAGATGGGTCGGTAGCGTGTCTGCTATGCTTTCCTTCTCCAGCACTCATGTCCGTTCTTTCTTTAGTAGTGCCTGTAAATAAAAAGTTTGTGGCCTGATAAACATAACCTACATGACCTTGTGCTGTGTCTGCATAAGAAACAATAATTTTAGGTTTAGGCAACATTTGTATTGAATTGCCTACTAGAAAACTAGATTGATTTTTAGTGTTATCAAGCAAGCAGAGCCTATTTAACTCAAGAACAAACTCTTTGTAATCTTTACCACATATGCCTTCGCACAGACTGTTAGATGCTGGAATTCCGTAAGTTATAACCCCAACCAATTGATTTTCCTCGTAAAGTCCAAAAGCGTAACTAATGCTTGGAAGTCTTTTGGCATAATGTTTTTCCATTATCCAAGGTACAGCTTCTTCAGACTTAATTGGCAATACTTTCATTTACCCAGCCTTTTTTTAATTAACATTTTCATGCGTTCTTGGTCTTTTTCTTGTACAAGTAACCGTACAACTTCATCCCATCCTCGTCTTTTGGCTACGCCTATGTACCAATCGACAAGATATTGTTCATGTTTGCTGGTTAATTCTTTCACCGATCCACCTCATTACTGGTACTGCCATAGAGTTGCCTAATGCTTTGTATCTATTGCCATCAACTGCTTTAGGTATGTTTGTGTAGTTATCAGGAAAACCTTGCAATCTCTCACATTCAATAGGGGTAAGTCTGCGTACTTCCATGTCTTGCATAACTTTAGGGCCACTATGAGTTGGGCCAGCCATATCGGCAGTCATGGTTGCCGCTATATCACCCTGTATAGTTCCATTATATGTATCTACAAATTGAGCTAAAGGTACATTGTTTCCACCAGTTCCACATCTTGCTGTAACTGTTGGGCTAATTGTAATTTCTTTTATTCTGCTGTCTGTTGGATGATTTTCATAGACAATGCTTTGTGTAACATTTCGGGCAATATTTTGTTTCTTTCTTTTGCCCTTCTCAAAATCCCCTGACAGGCTTTCGGACTCAAATAATACTTCTGCGGCAGGTTTCCAATTTCCAAGATGTCCGACAACAAACACTCTTTTGCGTCTTTGGGCCACTCCGAAATACTGAGCGTCAAGCACCCTATATGCGAACCCATACCCGAGTTCTGCCAACGCCCCGAGGAAGCTACCAAAATCCCTTCCTTCTCCACTACTGAGGACACCTTGCACATTTTCCCAAACGCACCACTTGGGTCTAAACTTGTCAAGAATTCCAACATAGGTAAGGGCAAGGTTTCCACGGGGATCTTCAAGTCCTTTACGCAATCCTGCAACGCTAAATGATTGGCAGGGAGTTCCTCCGACCAAAAGTCCAACTGAGTCATTTATGTTCCAATCTTTGTATTTAGTCATGTCACCAAAGTTGGTAACGGTTGGATAATGATGGGCAAGTACTTGACTAGGAAACTTCTCAATTTCGCTAAAGCCAGCAGGTTTCCAGCCCATATGATGCCAAGCAACCGTAGCGGCTTCTATGCCGGAACATACTGATAAATAATTCATGCCTGTTCTTCAATTTGCTTTATCTTTTGACTAATTCTTGCTCTCCATTGCTGCCAACCCTCTCCAGCGTAAGCCTGACAACCGACTTCTTGGGCTTTGGCTTTGGTAAGTTCCTCGCTGGAATACCAAGGCAATTCAGGCTTCTTGACCTTTTTTACTTCCATGTCCAGTTCATCTTCCCACCGACCCTGATTAAGCCAAGTAGCTGGATGGGGAATAAAGTCTTTTTCGGTCTGTTTTAACTTCCAGTATTCAATGTGCGTAACAAGGGCTAGGAACGCATCTTCTTGTTCTTGACGGGTTAGCCTATCCCATGACTTTTCAGCAGCCCTGCGGCCTTGTTTACGAGGATATAGGCTATAAAATTCAGCAAAGTTCATCGTATTATCTCGTCAAAGTTATAAAACCATTCATCTTTAGCTGACCACTTGGCATGGTTTTCAACGCTGTAGACTTCGGTTGGTATCTTAAAATCAGGGGTTTTGAGTTCGGCTGGCACAAGCGAAACATCGTACCAAAGGCAACGATTGTTAGGCTGGCAAGCAAATTGCCCGTTATCTAGCTTGATAAAATTGTACGACTTGTGTTCTTCTACCCCTTCGCTAAAGGTTGTATCCAAACGATTACTGTCAGGGTCGGCAAAGTCAATGGTAAACAGATAATTTCCAAAGTGAAACTGCTTATCCTTACCAAAGTATTTGACCTTTAACCCACGCAGGTTGAATTTTTCAATTACCGCCATATCGTAGGAAAGACAGTCCCATATCTGCAAATAGTCCAGCGGCAGGGGTTCGGTTACTTCCTTCCATATATAAGCACTAATTGGCAACTTATCGTACAGCGCACCGTAATTGGTCAGCATGGATTCAATACGGAATGCTTGGCCTTTAATGGCTTTAGCGGTCATCCACACACAAGGCTCTAGTTCTCCGTGTCCTTTCTCATGGTTGTAAAGAAACTCTTTACGCACAAAACATTTAACGGGGGGTATGTTAGCTACTAGAAATGTCATTTATTTGTCCATATCAGAAATGCAATGGTAAGAACCAAAAGGCTTACAAATACGCCAATGGCAAGTACAAGAATTATGGTTTCTATCATATTGATAGGGCAATCATTGCGCCAAGAATTGCACCAAGTATGCAAGCACCTAAAAATTCTTTCATGTTTATCTCCTATTTCACTCGATATTGAGTAATGCTAGTGTATTAAGTTATCTTAACTATTGCAAGTGTTTCTTATAAAAATGTTGTATTTATGTATATAAGATAATTTACTTGCCTTTTGGTGAACGAACCTAGCCTTCCTAGATTCGCCTTCAACTGTTTGCCTTTCGGAGCCACAGAACCCGCCAGTCGTTCGTTGAATAGGCACTAGCTTCGCCACCTATATTTGTGCTGTTGCATCAACTATCCCCCAGTAGCACTTGTATATTGACTGCTGGTGTCGGATCCCGCCCAGTCAATACCGTGCAGAAATAGAAAAACCCCTTAAGGTAGCTCTAAGTTGATCCCACTTGCTAAAAGATTCCACAACTTTTAGTAAATGCTCAAAGCTACCCTAAAGGGTCTATTGGATTTTATACAACACAGGGATCAATCTGCCCCGTTAGTATAACCCAAGTCTTTCAAAATTAAAATCCCC